TTCAATGTCCTTCTTGTAGCGTAGACCTTCAAAGTACTTACTTCCCTTGATGTCGTGGCTACTAAGGCTTGGCATATCTGCAAAGTCACCTAGATTAACAACTACATCAGGCTTGTAATCGACAATAGCTTTACCAGCCCATGTCAGATGCTCTAAAGGTACTCCCTCTTTAACTTGGCAGTCAGGTATGACCAGAATCTTCAATGTCTTCTCCTTCAACCGTTAATCGTTCACCTTCACGTAAGCCAGCTTTAATGGCTTCTAAGATGCCATAGGTTAGTAGTGCATTAGCTTCATCCTTGGTCAGATCAAACTGAAATGTTGCACTACCATCCTCGTGTTCTTTAATCAGATCGACGTTCACTCTCAGCCTCCTTTAAGAACTCTTCAGCATCACCCACAAACATGAAGTAGCTCAAGACAACAGCAATGGCTGCATTGACTTTCTTGTTCTCAGCAATGTCTTCAGGATGACTACTCCAGCCACCATTAAGAGTGTTCATGTAAGTCTCTTTAAGCTTCTCAACTAACAAAGCATCTGTGAAGTCTTCCCATGCAGCCTTAACTTCAGGCGAATTCTCAAGTGCTTTAATAATGTTATTTAACATAGATCTTCTTTCCTTTACCTTTTTCATTGGGCGTTACGCCCTCGGTTAACCATGCTTTAGGAATCTCTTTGTCAGCGTACAAAAACCCATGCTTATCACACCACATACCGTATGTTGTCTGACTTAGCTTTGAAAGCTTAGCTTTAGAGTTACTGAATACAAACCTAATGTCTAAGTCTGGGTACTGCTCCTTAATCATTAGATGCTTCTGTCTGTCAGCTGTGATAAATCGTCCCTTACTCTCAATGATGATACTGTTGTTCAGAAGTACGAAGTCAGGGGTGTACTTACGTTCCTTAGCTGGTTGAGTGTAACCAATTACTAGCTTCTCATACTCAAATGGAACACCTGCAACGGTTAAACTCTCAGCTATCCTGTCTTCCAATCCTGACCTGAATCCATGCTTCAGAGCAACTTGACGTACTGTCAGTGGCTTCTTACGGCTCATGTGACTCCTTCGTGATCTGATACTGATGGAGGAAAGCTCCAAAGGTATCGACAAACTCCTCATCGTGGTTTAGTTTACCCATTGTGAACAAGATAGCGTGAACTAACTCATGATAGAAGGTCTGCTCAGTGGTTTGTTTATTCATGTCCATTCGTAGGTGGATAGTCTGCCTTTCAGGATCACACTTACCCATCTCTTCCATGTGACATAAGTAGTTTACGTGCCACTTAGATCCTGCGAGGATGAAGGTGGTTGCCACATCTGGTTTGTCTCTCTTCTTAACCACAATAGTTGCCCGTTCTCCAGTACCCTTTCAGAGTCTCCAGAATAAGCTTTGAGGCAAGCATCATATAGTTCCCTTTCAGTTGTACAGTCTTTCAAGATCTTATCAGCCTTTACAGGGCCAATACCTCTGAGTCCTTCGATGTTATCAACTCTATCCCCAGTTAAGATCTGCTTGTAGAAACTGTACAGACCTTCAAACTCAGTAACAAAGTATTCCTCATCTTTAACAGGATTGTAGTGCCATCCCGGTAACTGGTCTAGATCCTTATCTACGTGAACAATCCAGTAGTTACCTTCAGTGGATGCAATAGCTACAGCATCATCAGCTTCTTCGCCTTCAGTCATGACAGCTCCTAACTTCATCAGGTGCTTGCGAAGAGCATCATAGTGCTTAGGCTTAGGAGCATCTTTACGATTCCCCTTGTAAGGAACGGTGGTAGCTACCTCGAATCTAAAGTTAGTCTTACCTGTAATCCAAGCTCTGTAGTCATCACACTTCAAGCGCATATAGATCATGTCGGTAAACCATTCAGTGAGTCGATTTAGTGCCCATCGTTCCTCTTCATCCTCATTAGAGAAGCCGACCTTATAAACTAAGAAGTCGGCATCTACTATAGCCTCTGTAGGTCTATCAGAGGATGTCATCCGCTGTCTCTTCTTCAGGAGCACCCTCAGGAGAGTAGATCTTCAATTCAGTGATCACCAACTTCTTGATGGATGGAGCAGCACCAAACTTAGCTGACATCTTGTGGCGGTATGAGGACACCAATGCAAAGCATTTAGTACCGTTACCAATCTTAGACACATCCACAGGATTGCCTTCTTCATCTACAGGCTCAAACAAGAACTTAGACTTACCAACAATGTACTTACCCATTGTGTCTTTTTCTTTGATCTTGATGCCCAACTCTTCAAGCTTAGCTGCAGCAGCATCGCTCAGCTGTCCCAATGTGCACTCATACTTATCGTTAGCTTCGTTGAACTTAGTGTTGTACTCTTTCATCCAGTTAGACCAGTACAACTCACCAGCAACTTTAACGGGTTTCATGCTATCAATACTCATTTCATTTTCCTTAAGTTTTAGTGTAGCTCTTGAGATTCTGGGTGAGCTAAAATACCCAAAGCTAGATCCTCCAAATGCGCTACAGCCGATAATAGCACTGTATACACTTCCTCAAGATCCAGATCCTGTCCTATCCTGATCTTGAAAGTATCGCCTTCAACATCAAAGATAATTTGTTGTTTACCCATGGTCTTCGACATATTTAGCAGCCTTTCGCATAAGTTCCGGATTGTCCATAAATAGTCCTAATCCTCTGTTGCAATTATGACACAAAAGCTTTCTAACTTTACCTGTCTTATGATCATGATCTACAGCTAAGTTCTCTGTGTGGTTGTTCTTACCTATTTTAAATCCTTCAGATCCACAAAGATAACACTTATAGTCTTGATCTTTTTTCCTTTTAGCTAATTCAGCGTCGTCAATACCGTAGTTTCGTTTGTAGTAAGCATTCTTACCTCTACAGTCAGTAGAACAATAAGTGTTACAAGGATTAGTAGGTGTGAACACACTACCACAAGCCTTGCAGTTCTTATCTTTAAAGTATCCATTAGGATATTTAGTGGCAGTCATACCAGTTCTTTCCTATCTTGAATTCAGCTCCTACAGGGCATCTAAACTTTAAGATCTCTCCTGCATCAGCTGCTGCTTTTACAACAATCTCACCTACTATTGTACCATACTTTTCAGGAACTTCAATTTGTACCTCATCGTGTACCCACGCTACCATCTTAAATGGTACTTTTTGTTTACGGAGTTCCTCGTGAAAGCACACAATCCATTGCTTAGCGATAATCGCTCCTGCCGACTGAAGGAGTGTATTAAGTGCGCTATGCTCAGATCTAATCTGAAGCTTACGTCCATCGAGACCCGGTATCCAGCCTTTAGCAGCGAACTTAGAAACCTTTTTCTTGAGGGCTGCGTAAGCTGGGACGTTTCGTTGAAAATTATCAATAATTTGTTTCCCTTGCTTTTCTGTACCACCAATAATCTTACCAACTTTACCCGGTGACGCACCATAGAGTGTGGCATAGAGTACTGTTTTGGCAAGATCTCGGGTAGCAACTCCAAAAGCATTCTGATTTCTCGTGTGGACATCTCCATTCACAACCTCATTTGAATATTCAGTATCATTAAGATAGTGAGCAAAGCAACGCAGCTCAATACCAGACAAATCCGTACCAACAAGGACATTACCTTCATCAACAATCCAACAACTTCTACATTCTTTACCATACAAAGACCTTGTAGCGGGAATCTGAGCCATATTAGGAGAGCTGTGAGTAGCTCTTCCAGATACAGCACCATTCGTTATAACCTTTCCATGCACACGCCCATCTTTACCTACTGCCTCAAGCCATGCTTCAATCTGTGCAACCCTCTTTTGAAGCATTAAGTATTCAGCAATAAGTTTAGCTTCAGGAATATTAACTTTAGATAATACTTCTTCATCTACAATTGCTTGTCCTTTGTCTGTAAACTTCTTTGGTTTCCATCCAAGTTCAGTTAACTTTTGGGCAATTTGTTGTCTACTTCCGGGATTGAAAGTATCAACGGCATCTTTGAGAGGCTTTCCTGAGGTCTTGTGGAACCTTGGAGTGATGACTGGAGGCCACCTCTCTTGCATTTGCTCATATATTCCAGCCATCTTTCCTTTGATGTCAGCAAGTAAACAAGTTGCATAGGGTAAGTCCAGTTTGAATCCATTACGTTCTTGTTCAGCAATGATAGATGCTACTTTGTGTTCCAAAGCAAGGCTTTCTTGTGAAAAGTCTTTCTTAGTGAATTCATTAGTAAGGTGCTTGTAAAGATCACAAGTGACCTCAACGTCCCTAATGCAATAATGCTCCAGAAGAGCCATGTGAGGAACATTAAAGCACTCACCTTTGTATTCCTCTCGTCTGTCCATCAACCATGTCCACACTCCTGTGTAATCAATCTTGTTCCGGCCTAGTCTCATCCCCCAAGCGTCTAAGCTGTGTCCGTTCTCTATTGAGGGATCTAACAACCTTGAGGCTATCAACGTATCGTACACTTGGCTCAAGCGAATCTTCGTACTCCAGAGCTTGTTCAATATCGGAAAATCGAAGCTTATCCCGTTGTGGGCTACTATCAACGTAGTGTCCTTTAAATACTCCACGAGGTTGTTTGCTGCTTTCCATACCTTAACTTCTCCAGTGTCGATGTCCTTAGTTACTGCCATCCAGATCGTGTTGTGATCTAATGTTGTCTCGATGTCTAGCACGATACGCTTCATATTCAGCTTTCAAGTCTTCATAGTGATGGATAAGTAACTGATACTTGTCTTGCAACTCATAGTACTTACTTTCCAAGTCAAGCATTCTACCTGCTATTTTGTCTAAGTCCATCATACCTTACCTCTATATGTCAATTCAGGGCATTCATACACAGGAGCTTCCTTCCAGTTAGGACGATACACACTCTTGATAATCACACCTTGATAAGCTGTAGCTTTCTTCTTAGCTCTGTAAGCTCTCTTGTGAGCAGCCTTAGCTTCTTTGTTCTTTATAGCCCATTCACGATCTCTCAGCCTACGCTGTTCGACTCGCTGTGCAATAACATCAGGATGAACACCAATGTCAATCATTCGTTGCATCCACTTAGGTACAGATTTAGTCATGCTTGCCCCTTCAGCTCCGTAGGAGCGATAATGCCGTGCGCGGCTTCGATAACTCGGGCAAACTCAAGCATCTCGGCATCACTGCGCGGCTCGTTGTACATGTCGTAAATCTCCTCATCCGTCAGCGGCTTGCGCTGTGGTGGGGTGGTGTAGAGAGGTTGCAAATTTGCAAAGTCGTAACCTTCTGGTTTTTTCCATCCGTATTCCGCACGCCACTTGCCGCCACTTACCATGACATCCCAAGTCCATGTGTAGAAATGCGGGTGCTTTTCGGGGTCAGCCACAGGCTCCTGCTCTGGCTGTGCCTTCACATAGCATTGCTGACCTTTATGTACCGCATTTACTGCGTGATATTCCTGCTCTGGCTGTGCCCCGTCGCTCTGCGACATTAAGGCTTCTTTGATGGCGGTGATGGCATATTGAGCGCCACTGTCTTTGTCATGTGGGCCATGTTCGTCCACGTAGTCCTGAATTAATTCCAGCGCCAGCTTCAATGCTTCTCGTTCAGTCATTTCGCAGCCTCCATGTACAATCCAACATTACCCAAAGCATAACCTACAAAGGCAATACCCAAGCCAGTGTTACCTTTGATGATTAAGTCAAAAGCTACTACAGCATAAACAGCACCTACGATTGCAATTAAGGTACTACTCATCTTCAGTCTCCTTAGGTTGTTCTTCTTCAGGTTTCTCTTGCTCTTTAGGCTTATCCCTACCGAATATGAGATCCCATCGAGCTTCATACTCCTGCTGAGTCACGCTGTATGGACGAGGTGAGCTACCTTTACCAGCTTCTCTGTTACTCATAATGTTTCCTTTAAATAGTTGATTGATGCTTCTAGCACTTCAATATTATCTTTTGATTTACCGATTAGCGTGTTACAGTTTGTACAAAGAAGCCCTCGTATCTTTCCTGTTGTATGGCAATGGTCAATACATAAAGCATGGGAAGTCTTTAAAGCTCTTCCTTGCTCCACCTGTTCTTCATGTCTTTTACAAATAGCACAGCAAAAACCTTGTTGTTCTCTCAAAGCATTGTAGCCATCAATCGTAATACCGTACCTTCGCAACCGTTGACTTTTAACCTTGTCGGGATTGTTCTTGTACCATTTACTTTGTCCACTACGATGTACGTCTCGTTTTGCAGGATTCTCAAGATGCTTCTGTCGCCTACAAACCATACAAGTAGAATCTTTATACCCTTTACGAACGCCATCAGAGAGAGTGTGATAACTTGTACCAAACTTCTCATCAGGTAGTTCTTTTTGGCAAACTTTGCATTGTTTCATATTATTCCTTTCATGATCATATTATTCTATCATATGTTCACGTAAATTGCAAGGAACTTTACAATACTTTACAAAGTTTCTTCTTGTACTTCAACAAGTCTATTTAAAGACTTATCAAAGTATAAAGCACCTGCTGGGCCTGTTTCACCTGTAAATCGAGACTTTAACAGACGAAGCTCAGTAGTATTCCTTTTAACCTCATCATCATCCTGTTGATCACGTTGAAGTCCAATTACAGCATCAGATAACTGACTGATACCTTGAGTTCCTCGAAGGGAAGACAAACTGATCTCAGCACCGTTCTCAAGTCCTTGACCCTGCTGTCGTCTAGTATGCGAGATACCAAACAAACCTACACCTGTCTCTTCAACAAAGGTACGAAGCTTAGTAAGCAAGATGTCCAAACCTTTACGTTCATCAGTATCCATTCCTGACAAGATCATCTGGTAATGATCCAAGATAATCCATTGGCAGTTCTGTCCTTTAACCATGTAACGTAAACGATTCAAAACATTATCAATATCTAGTGAACCAAAGTGATTGAACAATATACAACGTCCAGTTCCCATAGTGCTGTCATAACACTTCTTAAGCTCTTCTTCGGTGTACTCCACGTGAGGAAGATGCAAAGGCTTACCAGCTTCAATCGACATAATACCTAAAGCTGTACGCTCAGGCGACTCTTCCAAGAAAGCCATACCGATATTGTCGTTAGTTGTCATAAGCAAATGGTGAATGAGCTGTCGTAAGAATGTTGACTTACCTTGACCTGTTCCCGCAGCAATTGTAATCAGCTCACGCTTACGAAGTCCTGCCATCATGTCGTTAAGCTTAGTGTAAGGCCACGAAGCATCGGGAAGCTGTTTAGGCTTCTTAAGTTGCTCCCATAAGTCCCTACCATTAACAATACCATCCGGTGTATAGGATTCAGCTTTCCACCACTCATTGACGAACTCTTTAGTAGCTCCTGCAATGAGGTAATCACAAGCATCTTTGTAGCCACTCAAATGCTTAACGATCTTAGCCTTCTGTCCGAACAGTTCAGCAACCTCTTTAGAGGCCTTCTTACCCGGCTCATCAGCATCGAAGCAGATCACAATGTTCTCAAAGGTGTTCAGCCATTCATACTGAGCTTTGCAGTCCTTTAAAGCTGCTTGTGCACCATTTCTAATTGAGACACTAGGCCATTGAGATCCTGTAAGCTGGTATCCTGCGAGAGCGTCAAGTTCTCCTTCATATACTGTGACATACTTCCCACCTGAGTGAAAGAGATGTTGACCAAATAGAGTGGCTTCTTTAAAGCTTCCGCTGATACTGAAACTCTTTTCAGCAACGTTACGAACCTTAAAAGATACTCTAACTCCTCCATCGTCGTAGTAAGGGTAATAGTGGTGTCCTGCATCTTGAGTAACTCCGTACTTCTCACAAGTTTGTTGACTGATACCTCTGTCAGGTATCGCTTTAATAGTCCCTTTAGGTTCTACCATTTGAGTCTTTCTCGGCTGTACAGCCTGTTGCATGACCGATAAGTTACAAGCATCTGTTTCATGCTCATGGTGATGACAATTGAAGCAGTAGAAGTGTCCATCGTCATACTCAGCACCTGCGTCTGAGCTACCACAATGTTCACATGGAACGTGTTTTAGGAACTTAGATTCAGGTCGAGGCTTTCGTACGAGGTTAAGCTTCATGTTTTAATGCCTCCCTGAGGCCTTCAATCGTCTTTAGAGCCTTTTTATCAGGGTAGCCATAATAAATCTCTCCCCGAAGCTGAAAAGCCGTGAAATCCTCTAACATGGACAGCGTATCAGCCAAAGCTTTGATACTTGAGTCACCACCCACGATGTTAGACGGGAAAGGCCAAGGTTTGTTTGGATCAATGTTCATTTGCTTAGTACCAGTTTAATCATAGTTACGATGAAGACAAACAAAGCCATCATCATGGCAGTGGCTCGTCAACAGGTGGGACATATCCATCACCTAAGCGTTTAATTACGACATCAGTAACGTCAGCCATAACTCTGTCACGACCATTGTTCATGATTAAGTCAGCCATACTGTCAATGACAGACCAATACCAACATTCATATTCGACAACATCAAGCTCATTGTCATCATCAATCAATTCAATAGACATAATTATCCTTTCAATGGGTTAGTCTATATCACATTATGAAACTTCGGCACTTTAAAGTACTATATAAGTATATTTATATATAAATACTTTAATAGTTATATTAACTTATATGTTAATGTCATAGGTACTTTGTAGATACCTTTAAAGTAAGGGTAGCATACTTTGTGCAGATTGTCAAGCCCTGTCTTAATAGTCCCTACTGTCAGTAGTGTCTATATTGTCCTCATCCTCTACAGTGTCATCCATATCATCAGCTGATATAAGGTCTTGTCTATCCTTTGTAGGTAGGTGTGAGTCACTTTGTACAGTTTTAAAGCATTGTTGACATAGGTCTAAGAACATCCCTGTAACAGCGTGTTTACGGGTACTTTCAAAGTCTGTAAGAGCATGATTACAGCATAGACAACGCATTAGACATCCTCCACAATCTCAACTAGCTCCATCATGTCAGGATCATAACCTAGCTCTTCATACACTAGACCCTCAGCCTGTTCCTCATTTGCAGCATACACCCATACAGTCTTTGTAGGGCTTACTTGATAGCAGTACTCATTCATAATCATTGTCTACTTCCTTTTAAAAGGGTTAACTGTTGCCCAAGCCCTCATGTGGACTGGGTTACCTTCAGCATCGTAACAGAGACTATAAGCCCCGTCAATGTGCTTGAACCATAACAAACCAAAGTGAGTCTTAATCGGTGTCTCTTTGGGTACGTCATACAATGGAATTGAGGGTTGTTCAATCCAGTCTTTTAAGTCAATTTCTGATAACATAGCATTAATATCCTTACAAAGTGTGTGGTTATAGTTGCAAAAGTGTTGTTTTTATGCTACAATGATACATTCTTTGGAGAATTTACCATGAAAGCACCTGAAAGAGCACGTCTCATAAAGATTTATAACCAACTTTATGAACGATTGTACCTTGAAGAAGGTTATATTTGTTTCTACTGTAACGACGAAGCTGAAGGTTTAGATCATGTTCCTCCTTTGGCTTGGATTGAGACATATTCAACAAAGACACTACGTGAAAACAAGATTCCGTTTGCTTTAATCCCTTGTTGTTCTGAATGTAACCGTTTGTTATCAGATCGCAGGCTTCTAACCGCTGAAGAGCGTCTAGAGTTCCTCGAAATAAAGTACCAAACCCTTTACACAAAGGTTGTCGCATGGGATGAAGACGAAATAGCTGAGATGGGTCAATCATTTCAAAAGTCCATTAAACAATATTCCAAACGCAAGGATGAACTTGCGCGTAAGATTCAAGCTATAAAACAAAGGTCTATAAAGACTTGGACGTTCCCAACCTTCTCAAACAACCTTGAAGATTAAAAGTCGGCTTAAATAGGCCTTTAAAGCCTTTCTAGGCATGGTCTAAGTCATAGTCAATGGTCTGTTGTTCAGCATATTCCAAGTCATAGGCCTTTTTAGCGTCCCATTCAAGCTCAGTCCACTGATTGTCAGACAGAATATCGTAGACGTTAAAACCCTCATAAAGTACATGGTTGAATTCTGCGATGTCACCATTCTGATCAACTTCGCAGGACACTGACACCAAAGCCATACTGTCAGCCAATAACGTGTCAAATGTAAAAGTTACAGTACTCATTTCTTAGACTCCTTTCGAGTTATGACAAGTTTATAAAGGTTTGCAGGTTGACCCTCCAAGTTGTTGTTATCTTGAAGCCACTCCTGAGCGAATGATAGCTTATTAAAGGTGGCAACTACAATGCCTGAGGATATGCTGACGATCTTATACATCTAGAGTTCCCTTCGCAGGTGTCAGACGCTGTACAGATTGACTTAAAAGCCACTTGTCACCCAATAGACGTACTGACCGTATCCACTTGCGTCTGTAATCTCTCCGTACCGCTTCAGGGACGTCGTAGGTTTTGAAGAGTTCTCGAGTGTGTTTTAATAGTTTAGTATTCATTATTAAACCTTTGAAGCTTCAAAACAGAAACTAAACCCACGTCCATCGGCTGAGTCACCATAGCACATATTCTCAGAACTGGGCCAGTGTTCGCCGTGCTTAGCAAACAGAGCTTTTACCGCTTTAAAGTGCACTGCAACACCGTCTAACGAATAGTCATATGGAATTGTGACACTCAATCCCTTTTGACTGCCATATGAGGCAGTATAGGCTTTGATACGTGAGCCTTGGGTGTTAGTAGCTGACAAATATTTAGTATGAATTGCAATCATCATGTTTCCTTAAAAGGTACGCCGTAGCGTGTAAGTGCGATAGTGCACTGCAAAGCACTCTACTAGAATGCTTCACGGTAGACTGTCACTTATGCGACTTTATAGTCACTGTCTAAAGTGTATTTACTTTTATAATAGGTCATCTTTGTCATGGTTAAACCAATCATAATTAACAATTTCTGTTTCTTCAATGCCATAACCGCAAACGCTATAGTCAAGCTCGTTTACCCATTCTTCAAGTTCTTTTCTTGACTTAACCAGCCCATCTTTAACTGTCAATTTTATTTCAATGTATATTTCCATTGTCAACCCCTCATTGCGGCAAGATTAATAGCTTTGTTTTCTTCTTTGAATTTTACTGCACTGATGACTCTTACGGCTCTGGTGTCAGTTACAGAACGAGCGTGCCGGAAATCTTGAGCTAGTTCATCGGCAACTGATTTACGCATTGCCCCATGAATTGTAAACCAGCCAGAAACCCCCATGTTAGCGTTATTGGTTTGAATTTGAATTAAATACTTGGCTTTCATGTTATTTTTCCTTACTTAGTTAATACGTCAAAGTATGCAAGCAAGCCTACTGTTAAGGCTAAGCCTACTGCTACTGCAGTGAGTACATCATAAAGTGTTTCTTTTGTCATGATTGTGTTGCCTTTCCAAACTTAATAATGATATAACTGCCTGTTGATCGCTCATAATCCTCATGGCAAATGCCTGCTAGAATCAGTTGCCTTGCAGTCCTGAACTCTAGAACCTCTTGCCTGAGGACTGTATAGTAGCCTAAGCTTGCCATGTGCTTGAGAATCTTTTCAGTTGTTTTATTCATGATGATTTCCCTTAAATTGGTTAACTGGTCAGCTCCTTGCCTTCCATGACCTCTATTATCCAGACCTACCTTACACGAACCTTACAGCCTGCAGTTTATCTGTACTTTTTCTCACAGACTGTGTGAGATTTCTTCATAGTGGCTAGAATCCTCTAGAACGGCCTCAGAGCGATTATTCCTATTTTGGTCACTGACCCCTTGGCAAATGTTATCAACACTGCAAGTGATACTTATCCACAGTTTCAACTCTTATATAAGACTTAACCAGTGGAACGTCTGTGTATAACTGTATACCCTTAGGAGTATCTTATCCACAGACAGTGCATAACTTGTGGATAACTTTAGTGTTGCTTTTATGCTACACTGTATACCCTCCAGAGTATATACCCCTACCAGTATAGGTATGCCTTAATAGGTGCTACACCGTCCCCTTCACAGTAACTTTCTAGACTACTCAGTCACAATGTAGACTACTCAGTCACTCTAAATGCGAATGATTCTCATTAACGTTTACCTTCAGAGTGACTACGAAGTAAGCACTAACTAACTTTTAAGGTACTTGTGAGTGAATACTAACTTCAAAGTGACTGGGGGGAGGGTCATGGCTTGTGTGATTACTTTTGCGGGAGCCTCTAAAGTACACAAAAAAGGTAAAATAGACCTAACTAGTTATAATTCATAACCAATTGATCTACAAAGGAAAAGTAGAACTCTAAAGGACAATCCAGACACCCTGAGAATGGGGAACTCTAAAGTGTAACTAATGTGACTAGAATCACATAAAAGTGAAAATAAATAAGAAATATTTTAAGATAGTATTGTAAGTCAAGACATAGTAGTGTATAATATTCATCAAAGGAAATAATTGTGTATCTAAGAAGCCTGACCCCACTTC